AGATGCTTGTGCTGGTATCAAAGACACAATACCCGTATTGTCAGCGTCATAATCCGGCTGTTTGAGACTATTGATCAGCTGGCTAGAATCCTCTGCGATCATACGATCTAAAAGAGCTAAGTCGCCCCCTATATCATATCTAACTCGAAGTAATAAATCTATTCTTTTGCGTCCAGAGATACCAGCTTGCCCGTCGTCTTGAGCAAGACTTTGAAAGCGAATATCAAAGAGTCGATTTTGATTTGATCTAGACTCTAAAGAAAGATTACGACCGCTTGCATCGCTTATGCATAGATAGCCATGATATGAATCTGTTTTAGGCGTTAGCGCCTCGATGCGATCAATAAGATGATCGATAGATAGAGATATGCCCTTGCTCATGATTCCCCCAATAGGTTAACTTTTATCATCTCAATCAATTTGCTTATTTCATCATCAGTTAATCCGATAAACTGGCGCTTTTCATTGACTGCATAGCCATACGATTCCACTGGTGGCAAAAGCCCTATTGTGAAGCCCTTATCAGATGATTTTAGCACCGTGAAATTTTGCATCATCATGCCCGATAAAGTGAGATCGACCTCAGCCGTTTGCCCCTCTATATTATTGCTTCTCTTGCGAGATTTCTCTTTATATTCACGATAGCCACCAGCAAAAAACATCCCCTTTTTAGTCTTGATCCCACCTTTAGGCGCTAGGCGTCTGGCAAGAGGTGAGCCCTTTGAGACATATAGAGGCTTGATTGAATAGGGCTTAAATGGCTTGCCATTTGCGTCAAGCCCCTTATAAATGCGTACCTTGATAAGCGATACCATATCTAAACCAGTTTGAGCCATGATCTGCTGACTCATCTGGATAGATGGAAGATTGAGCTTTATAGTAGCTTTCATCTAGTGCCTCATGCCACGAGTAGGGCTAAAGGTCTGCTCGTATGTGGTAGCGATACGATCTGCGAAATTGCCACCTACAATGCCGTAGCCTTTAACTCGCTTGTTTAATTCATCATTTTGAGCGATGCCATCTTTATTGATATCAAGGCTTATTGTTCTCATTGTAAGATCAGCAAGTTGCATACCCCTTGCACGCATTTTCTCGCTTAGATCAATATTGCCATTTAATTCGTGGATTCTCGCAAGAGTTAAATAGGCATGAGCTTGTAGCAAGTCTTGTGTATTATGTATATCATCTTCATCTACATCATCGGGGATAATCAAATCCCTAACATACATAGATAACTCACTCAATGCAGCGTCAATCTGATCTTCAAATCCATTTGCCCGTCTAGGTGCTAAATCTGCGATATGAGGGAACAAAGCACATAGCTTGTTATGATCTAGCCCCGTATTAAATGGGCGTGGTACAACCTTGAGAATGCCCTTATCGACTTTGTTGATCGATTGACCGCCAAGGCTCTCAACATATTCAATAGTATAAGCGATATCTGTTTTTTCTGCTGTGATCGTGCTAGAGCTAGCAAGGTATGACCAGCAAGCGAATTGCACTGATGCACTACTAGAAAAAGAGAGGTCTCTAGGCAATGGATCGCCCATGATCAAGCTAGCCCCCACGATTCTCACTGGTCTTATCGCGAAGTAGTCATCGCCGTCAGACACTAAAAACGCTTGATTTTGATAAGGCTTGAGGCTAGTCGTGGACGCTGATAAAGTCAATGATCGGCGATCATTTGCGATAGCAGTGGCTGTTAGTGATGCTCTGCCTTGAGTCATGGCGCTAGTGATATCACCGCTTTCAAGATGAAAGGTGATCGATGGCGTGCCAGTAATAACCGTGGGCGCTTGCCAGATGAAATTATAATCTTTATTTTGCTGTGCTTTGATCATGTTAAATCCTTTATTTCGCTATCGCTTGCCACTGTTAAATCCATGACTTTAATAAATCCCTTGCTTACTGGTGACCATGAATGACGACAATTATAACCGCCCCCAGCCGTAAGCACTGGCCCAGCACCTTGACCATTATTGAGCTTATTGATTTGAGACTTGCTTAATACCTTGCCTACCAGTTTACGACAAAAAGGGCGCGTAATTCCATCTTTAGGCCCTACATACATAAACAAATCTATGCCAGCTTGATCAGCGTTGATCGCTTGTACAGATCGTCCAAATTCCGATATTTTTAGTCTTGCTTGTGTAGTATTTGCGCTTGTTGCCCTTTGAAAAGATTGTGCTAAGGCATCTAGTGGCGCTCTAGTCGATCCGATAATGGCTGCTGTATTAACCGCATCTTTGATTGATTTACTTAGAGATGGTATCACGCTATCATCAAAGACGGATGCGCTAGCTCTTTGTATAGTGCTAGAAATTAAATTTATATCCCCACTGATGAAATTCGGATCAATCGCTTTCATCGCCTTATTCGTCATCTCAACAATATCAAGCTGAGATGCCTCAAAGTAAGCTATCGAGTCGCCAAGCCCCTCAGAGATTAAAAAGTTTTTTAATTCGGTGGGCGTCATATTTAATAAGACTTGCCCACGTCCTTCTTTAATTATTCTTGCGATAGCGTCTTGTAATTTCTTTGTCGATTTTGTGAGTTGTCGTTCAAATTCTTGAGCTACACTCACCTCTTTTTTTAGGATATCCAACCTCGATTTTATCAAGGCTTTCATATCTGGATTTGATTCGGATTCAAGCTGTTTTTTAAGATCATCGATAGCTTCTTGATCAGCATCTTTCTCGGCTAGGGAGACATGATGATGAGGATGATGCCCACAATGAACGCAAAACATAAGAATCCTATCAGACTAAGCAAGGCAGTCAGTGAGCAAAAAGCCATAATTTTGAGCGATAACTTTGTCTTGATGGGTATGTTCTAGCCATACAGTACGCTTTGTCATAGCAAGGTCATCATAAGCGCCACTAGAGAAGCCAGCATATTCAAAATTGAGAGCAGCCACTGGCATAACCTTAGTACCGTTCTTATTGCTTACTGCATCGCTTCCCTTCATGATGCCCATGAATACGCTATCATCTGTCCAGATTTGAGCTTCGCTTGAAGTTAAGCCAGCATTTGCGGTCTCTTTACGAGCAGAGCCAACAAACACATTTTGCACGCCCAAAACTTCTTTGAGAACGCTGATCACCATGTTATCTTGCATGATTCTATTGCCTGCTGCTGTACCTGATGCGGTTGAGCCAGCTGTAAAGAATCCTCTAACATCTGGAGCTCTAGACAAAGCACGCAAAGCGCCATAACCTAGAACGAGAGTATCTGGCAAAATACCATGAGCATTTGCACGAATAACATCGATAAGAGCATGGAGGTCAGTTAAAGGTTCAGCACCGGCGCTATTCCATTGAGTGCCTTTTGATCCATTGCCTAAAGATGCTACTGTTGATGTATATGATCCCCAGTTGCTAGCACTAAACAAAAGATTTGCGAGGCGTGATTCACGGGCTAAAAGCATTGCTCTTTGTACTTTTTTAAAAGAGCGAGTTTCTTCATTGCCGGGATATTGAGAATAAGCGATGTCTTCTAAAGCGATGCTATCGGACAAAGAATAAATCTTAGCGCTATATGTAGTGCTAGTGCGATCGAAATTGCCGATAGTTTGACGACCAGCGCCGGGAGCTCTTTCTGCTGATACATCTGGAGCGCCCATGAAGTTACGAGTTTCTTCAATGAGAAGAGTACCGGTAGGACCGACTGAGGACACATCAACCTTTTCAATGACTTGATCTGCAATGAGTTGACCATCACTAGGGATCGCTTCAATGGCAAGATTTTTAAGGATTTCGTTGACTGGATGAATATTGCTATAGCTAGGATTTGCCATGTTATACTCCTAAAGATGGGCTAAATAAAACTTCGATTTGTTCATTGTTAGAGCCGGCTGTATTGACATCATTAGCCAAGAAGCGCCCCGCAATAATTTGAGTGCTTGCACCAGAGCCGTCATAGGCATAGACTTTACCAGCAAGGCCTGGCATAACAAAAAAATGAGTGCCGGCGGTGATAGCGCCCCCAGCGATACATCTTGTTAAACCTAAAACGCACACATTGACGACATCGCCACTTGAGACGGCTTGTTGAGATACGCCTACAGGTACATCGGTTGAGGCTGTGCATGGAGTTACTTTGCCGTCAGAATCCTGCTTAACAAGTTGAAAAGCTGTGATGCTAGCAGATGCCACAAATGATTTATAGATTGATTGTTCATTGAAAGCCATGATTTATACTCCGAAATAGTTTTTATAGGCTTGTGGATTTTCATTTTTAAAGAGATCAAGAGCTTGCGCAAAAGTGATGCCTTTTTCTTTTTGAATTGATCTAACTTGTTCACTCAAAGAGATAGGCTTGCTTGCTTCAGCGTGTCCGACTTCAGATAGATTAACGGCTTGATTTGCTTGTCTCTCAGAGAACATCTTCCAAAAAGATGGGCTTTTATCTTTGAGATCGTAGGCTTCCTCAGCGACTGCTTTTTCACTAGGCACGATTTTGCCAGTGTTTAAAAGCGCATCGATTGCGTTCTTGCGTTCAGCGTTATGCTTTTCAGCTTGGAGCTTGCTTACTTGTTCGTTGAGAGCAGTAATCTTGATAGACATTTCGTTCATCAGCTTTACACTAGCTTCGCTCATTGCCTTAGGCTTATTGTCCATTGTAGCGCCCATAGATAAAGGCGAATCAGCTGGCTCATTAGGTTCTTGGGCATCTTCTTGCTTTGCCGCTTCATACTCAGCTTCAATCGCTGATAGTTTCGCTTCTAGTTGTTTGACAAGTGCGTCTTTTTCTAAAAGCATGGCAATGAGCTCATCGGGGCTCTTGCCTTGTAATTCTGTTTGATCCATAAGTTTCTCCGATAAAAGAATACGATCTATTTTTGACTGTGATTGTGCTGGTCTAGGCGTTAAGGTGACGGCTAAAAGTTGAGCATCACCGATTTTATCCCCGCCATCTCTGGCATAAACTGGGCCTATGATAAATTCAGGGCTAGACCATAGATTGCCCTCAGACTCTTCAACGATTTGAGCGCCCTTGGCTGTATAAAGAGGATATGCATAAAGCCCATCATCTTTGATTTCAAGATCAGCTATTTGCCCCAGAGCCATAGACACATCAGGGCTAGAAAGAGCAGAGGCATAAGGCGAAGAAGCATGATTCCAATCAATAATAACATGATCACTATTTTTTCGCTCATAAAATACTCTTACGATTTCCTCTAGGTCTTTTAGTGTGATAGTGCTTATTTTGTTGCCATTCATACGGCTGTTTACATCACCTAAAGCCAGCGTTAAAAATGGCTTGCCTTTGATAAGACTGGCTACTGGCCTCAATTCGCTCAAGGCGTTGTATTCTTGATCTGCTTTATCCATTTGTCCTACCACTTTTTTAGCCCATGTATATCCAGCATCACCGCCCCAACCATCCCAAGCTTGTCGCCCTTTGCCATATACCGCCCATGTTGAGCCTTGCTTATCGACTTCATGACGAGTGAAATAAGCAAGCATACGGCGTACGGTGTCTGGTGATAGTTGTTTTGCGTTGATTAAATCTCTTGCCCTTGCGATGCCTATGGGCGTCATGCCTCTTTGAGATGACGGCTTTTTTGCTCGATTATCCAGCGCTCTCTTGGCTGCTTCTTGCGCGCCTTTAGGTGGGGTAAAATCGATGTGGCTATATTTATCAGGAATCGCTAAATTCATCAGCTCAGTTGCATTCTTGAGCTGTCTATTGATCACTTGCTTTTCAAATTTACTCATTTCTAAGACTCCTTAGGCGCTCTGCCATAGCAAGAGATGGATTTTGTGCCACCTGTCTGTCTTGGCTAGTGCGTACTGCTTCGATGGGCAATTCTCCTGCGCCAATCCTTTGTCTTATCGCGCGTTCGAGATTGTCGTCTGGGGTAAGCAGTTGGCTTTGAACGAGTGAGGGCAAGCTATTTAATGCGTCTGTAAGCTCGTCATTGTCTAGGCCTGTATGCACTAGACGGGGCAATTTACTAGATTCGATCTTACCATAATTGAAGTTGATTAAGCGCCCGATTGTACCACCACCGGCACGATCTTGCCCAGATATAGCAGATGCTACTAAATCTAAGAAGTTAATGCACGCTCTTCTAAATACTGACAAATGCACTTCACCGACCGACCTAGCGCCAGTGTCCGAGATGCCTAGATTCAAAAATTGAGCCATAAAAGCTTGAGAAATTTGATTGTCGCACTCTTGAATGACACGCAAAGCGCCATCAGGATTAAATCCCGCTTGACTACCAAAAGCATCAAACTTTACCGCCGTATTTTCCACTAAATAAGATTGCTCTTGAGCGATATAAGATTGAGCCTGTTTTACTGCTTCATTGATCATCTCAGATAGTTGCCCATCAGTGAAGCCGGATCGTTCAGCCACTTCTCTATCAACGGCCACGACTGGGGTAGGGATAGCCCAACGCTCAACGCCAATAGATAATAAATTTGCCGTTCTTTGTTTTTGAGACCACCACCACCAGCATGGACGCAATAAGCCAATACCCTCGAAATTTGAGCCAGTTTTATTTAAAGTCAATAACAGCAATTTTGATGCTGGTATAGGTTGAGGCTGTATGCCCCCTACCATATTTTGCACAACACCATCTAAATTACGACCGTCAGCAGATAACCATCTTTGATGAGATGATGGCTCACGATCAGCATATTTTTTTAAGAAAATTTTCTCTTGCCCGATTGAGTCTTTTTCAATGCAATAAATTTCCTCAGCATATCGCCAGCCTTGAGGTATAAATTCTAATAGGTATCCCAGTTGTTCTTCCCATGATAAATTCATCATGCCACTATACCCATCAAAGCCAAAACATTCATTTGCGAATCGCGCCAATTCCTCAGCCACATCGCTATCGTCACCGGGCTTGAAAATCCATTTAGCAGATAGAAGGGTCTGCTTTACCACTGCCCACGACCTTTTAACAATCGGATCAGTAGCAAGCATATCCTCGGCTGTGATTACCCAGTTTCGCCCTGTTAATTGTGGATTTTGTTCTTTACCGCTTACATACCCAGATAAAAGATTTGTCCCGGGTATGCCGTAAGTCTTGTAAACAGGTTGAGCATCAATATATTGAGTCTCTTCCCCTTTAGCCTTTAGCGTCATAGCTGGATACATATTTTACCTTTTGAAACATTTTGATACACAATTAAACATTATTG